TATCGTCGGCAAAGGGCAAAGTCTCACCAGTAAACACATAGTATAAACTGTTTGAAGACTCTGAAACAGACTCAATAAATTGAGCAGCCATATGTGTTTTGAATTTGTTTGTAACTAATTTCGTCATCTTTTTCTTTGCTTTATGATGTGGATACGGTATCAGTTGTCGAAGTAGCAGTGGTAACATTAGTATTTATAACACTATTCTTGACTACTGTACCGAATAATTCAGTACCAGCAACATGAAGCACTTTTTTTACAATGTCACGATAGCGATTGATTGAGACGCCAGTTTGAATATCGTATGAATATTCTTGATAATATTTATTGTCTCTTACTTTAGCAACATCACTGAGATGTGAAGTAGTTGTTTCCCAGAAGCCTGTACCGGTACCTTCTGTTGCTACAATAGAGTTGGCAGTGATGGCAAATTGATTAGTATCATTAGTCAGAGTCATTTGTTGATTATTTAAGTAACCATAACCAGAGTCTATAATTTCAATTGCTGTTGCAACACCATCTGCTACGACAACATCACCAGTAATTATAGCATTATCACCCATCGAACGAGAGACTAAATCGATAGCATCGTCACCAACAGAGAAGTTTGCAATGGCACCAGAACTCTTACCAATAATGTTAGATGCTGACCAACTTGTACTGAAACGTGTTCTCTTAACATGCAACACACTACTATTAGCAGAAATTATAACACCCTTTTCTGTGCCATCTTGCTCTATAATTTCACCCGGAGTGAAGTTACTTGTAACAAGAGTGATGTTTAGATAAATGTTTTTTCTGTCGTATGCTGCGATATATTTATTATGCACTGAAATGAATGGATCAGTATTATAGTCAGTACCAGGGTTAATTCTTGTTAGTGATGATATTGTACCCATTGTAAAATCGTCGAAGGTGAATAAAAACTGAAACTGAGTTGTAGCGTCTCCGTTTGGATTTTTAACAAATCCATAACCGTGATCCACAACAACTGCTACTGTAGCATCTGTCCCACCACCATTATCTGGCAATACGATTGTCGGTGTGGTATAGTATCCTTCGCCTGGGTTATCAACTGTGATAGAAGTAATCACACCACTACCATTTGTTGTGATTGAAGCGATTGCTGATACAACTGGGTTACCATCAGCATACCCACCACCTGTAAACGTGACGTTACCAGTACCGTTTGCATAACCAGTACCACCATTTGTAATCGTAATGCTATCAACAAATCCAACACCGCTATTTGCACCTACAACTGTTGTATCTAAGAAATCAACATTTGCAACATTCTTAGCGCCGACAAAATCAGTGTTTAGCGTAACAGTCTCTTCGTTCTCTAATGCGCCTGGTTGGAATGTTGCTCCAGCACCAGTGCCAACTGCATTGATAGTAAGTTCTAGATTAGGCTGTGCTGCAAGGTCAACCTCTTTTAAATCTTCACGAGATGTCTTAATCGTCATGCCAGCGCCTTCAACATACGAGAATGCAGAAGTATTACTGAATAGCCCAACATATGTTGTGTTTTGACCAACGACAACGCCAGTTACTGTATTGTTAGCAACCGTATCAATCACGCCATTTGCTGTTGCGACACCATTATACCAAACATCAGAAGCACCAGTCGCTGTTATAGCACTAATCGTTTCTTCAATTCTTGTCTCTCGACCTCTTATCTTCTTGCCAGCAGTAAATTCACCAGATGTTACTTTGATATTCCAAGTGTTGGCATCTGATGCTGATGTGGCAATACCAGTTGCCCCTGCTGTTGTGATTGAAACAGCATCAATGGTTTCAGTCGCTTCAACTGAACCATTAGCATAATATAGTTCTATTTCTTCAGTCGCTAAGAATGTACCAAAAGCAGGCTCAAGTATTAGAGTTTCAGCAGTAGTATTAGCAACAGTTAGATACCCATAAGCATATGCTGATAAGTATTCACCATTTGCTACTGTGGTATATTTTTTCATCTCAAGTTTTTCACCAACATGAGAAGAGAAGATGCTTGCATCAGCAACACTCAATGTGATGGTTGATTCTTCATCAACGATTTCACCAGCAGATAAAGTTGTGTTATCTGCTGTATCAATCAACAGTTGGTTTGCAAAGGTGCCACTTGTAATCACAAGAGTTGCGCTGGTGTTTGCATCGTCAGCACTCAATGATACGACTTTACTATTGGCAACAACCACATACTCTAAAACTGAAATCACTGCGCCATCACCAGGGTCTGAATCAAATACGATATGTGTAGAGTTCGTTGAGTATTCAGTGTTCGCTATGATTGTATTATTTGTTATGACAACAATATCATTTGAGTCTGATACAGTAGACCTAAGAAATTCAGGACCGTTCGTCGAGTTTGCTGTATATGTTGTTGGATATACTTTGACACCCAAAACAAAGTCATCAGCAACTGATGCTGAGTTGGCAGCAAGATTGTCAAAATACTCGTCAGCAAAATCTTGAGCGCTGATTAGAGTAACAAGCTCACGCTCTTGCTTTACAGTCTCAAACTGAATAAACTGATTTAATGTGTTCGAGTTATCAACAGCAATCATCGCTGTGGCAACACGAATGTCTGTATAATCGTCTGTTGTATCACCATCATCAAGGTCATTGAGTGTGTAGCCCGTGCCGCCATCTACAAGTTCAAAGTCAACTCGACCAGTAGCATCTTCAACATCAGTAACACGAACTTTACCTTGTCTGCCTGTATCATCAAGCACATCGAACAAGTCACCAACGGCGTTATTTCTACCACCATTGACAACAGTCATAGATGAGAGTGATCCAATAATCTTTGGTGCGTTTGTGAGAAGACCATCATCGCTGACCAACTCATCCGTTCTAAACGACCCCTTTATATTACTAATATAGAGAATGTCAATGATACGACCTTGAACTCTTTTCTTTACAAGACCTTCAACAAAAGCAGTCGCACCAGACCTAGAACCCGTGATTTGATTTTCAACAAATCCGGCAGACCTTGCTGACTGTGTGACTTCAATGTATTTGGGAATCTTATACTTACTATGTGAAGCACGAAGTATATCATCAGCGGGATAGTATACTGATGCTTCTTCGTTGAACAACATACGAATTAAAAGTTCAGTTGCTTTTGGAGTGCCCTTTGAGCGATAGTAGTCCATGATATGCTTGATAACAAATCGCTTGTCTACCGCTTTTGCATAAGGAAACTCTGAGAGATACTTCTCTTTGAAATGAACCAGAAAACTATCTAATGTCTCATCAACGTCTCTGTTCTGAAACATCGAACGACTGAGTGTGGTAGGAGACGTAGAAGTGTTCTCCATAAACTCATAGTATGCCTTTGTGAAGGCAACTAGGTTTGGACCGTCTTCCCGATAAACAGCAGGAAACTGCTGTTCGATATACTCTGAGATAGTTTTCGATAGGTCATGCATTACTGAGTCGCAGCCTCTACTGTTACGCTAACATCAACGTCTCGGATTGAAATAATCTTACTTGCAGGACCAATAATATCTTGCGATTCGGGTCTACCATAAATCTTGATAGCACTACCAGAGAAAGAACTAACATTCAAATTGCGAATTATTACACGGCCTATTGTGTAGTCTACGCTTCCAACATTACCATCTAGTATTTTGAACCCATCAACTGTATTAGTGAGAACTTCTAAGATACCTTCGCCGTTGTCTTGTATGTATGCTGTCTGAGTTCCATAAGAAAAACTGGAAGTTTTAACTGCGGGTTTATGACGATTGATATCTTCGCCAGCAGTCAAAGGATGATCTAAAATTAAAGAGTTTTCAAAGTCAGCAGTGATGCTTGAAGCCTGACTAGTCACTGGAATAAAATCAACAATCATTCTAAGTTCTGTATCATTCGATATAATAGACGTATTTGTATCATCAATGACACGAGCAATTCGAGATTGCCTAGCATTCTTTTTAAAATCATTCAAGTAAGTCAGATTGTAAGATGCAATCGCATTTCTAACAAGCGAGTCTATTTCAGAATTAGTAGCATCTGAAGTTTTAGTATTGTAGTGTACTGTTGTGTCAAGAGCAACATAAAGAAATTCAGGAGACCTAATTACTGGGTCGATTGCGAGTGGCGTGCGTTCTTTTAGAAACTTTCTATACTTCTCTTTAGCACCGTCAGATACGCCATCACTATTTTGAATATCAACGTGTACAATAACTTTACCATACTGTGGTGGATTCAGTTCTTCACCACCTTGTACTGATACTGCTTGAATTTCAGAGAACTTGCTTTTCAAAAGATTTTCATAATCAGATTCTGTGACTGCTCTATCTTGTATCTGAATAGATTTTGGAGCATAGAACTTGATTGAATCAAGCGTTTCTTCTTCAGCGCCACCAAAAGATGTTGATGTTGTTGTGACTGTCGCTGTGTAGCCTTGTATTGTGCCAGATGGTGAGAATGTAGTAGCCCCGTTTGGTGTTGCACCATTTGCGATACGATAGATAACCTCTACGACTTCGCCTGTTTTTGGTTCTCTACCAAACACATCATTACCAAACTCTAGTTCGTAACGATTCAGTTCTGCTGGTTGTATATAGAACACATTATCACTTGAACCAACATCGAAGAGATTTGGTTTTGAAGTATAGGCAGTAACTTCAGCATCAGCAGCAGAGGAAGCATATACATTTACTACAATACTATCTGTGTCAACTCTCTTGTTAGAGATAAGATACTTCGTGCTTGCTGTTACGTCGTAGTATTCTTTTTCAATTCTACCTTCGTGAAGAGAAACATCAGTAGCAGAATATACACCAAGATTTGGTGTGATAGTATATACTTGATCTGTGCTAAACGTGTATGACTTACCATCAACATTTGTGGTAAACTTCGTGTATTTTGGAACTGTGATGAATGCTGGGCTATCACTTGGCGTAAACGTCAGTGTAACTTTTGCGTTTGATGACCTGTACGACCTTGGTAGATAGTTCAACTCTTTTGCATGAGATACAACAGAATCTCTTAGTTGCGCTGAGTCAAGAAACATCTCACCGAGAGCCATGTTTGTATAAAAACTATTCTGAAATGTATTGTATGCCAACACATCAAGAAGGACGGACATGTTTGATCCGTCATAGTCATAGTCAGCAAACTGTGCTTGACCTTGAAGAAATGTTTTTAACTGACTCTTGATTTGATTGAAATCAAGTTCCGAGATAATAGTTCCTGCCATTTTATCTCACTCTTTCTAAAAGTAACTCTAATGTAACTGGTTCTTGTACGTTGACAACACGAAATACGATTGTGATTTGTACTTCGTGTTCTTGTGAAGTCTGAGCGATATACACATCAATAACATCAGCCCTTGGCTCATGTGCTGTAATAACATCTTTTATATGCTCTTGCATTGTCAAGAATGTTTGTGCTGTAATATTCTCAAACAACATAGCACGAATGTTACCACCAAGATTTGGTTGGAACAATCGCTCACCTCTATCAGTCAACATAAGATTACGAAGAGACTGTTTTACAGCATCAACATTCGTTTTGCGTAAGACTGTGCTACGAATTGGATGCTTATCCAAGTCCGTAAAGAAGTCCGAGTATACAACTCTTTGTGTTAATGGTGTTGCCATGTGAAGCAATCTCCAGTTTTCTTTTTATTTATACTTATTATTCTGGGTATTCATGGACTGCAAGTAATCTATCTAACCCATTTTTGTTTATCGAACCACTGGAAAGGTACAGTACGGACTTTAGACTTGCTATTGATTTACCCCAAAGTTCTGTTGGAATAAAATGATTTGGGTCCATAATTTTACTTCTACCCCATGTACCATCAAGTCTATTGAACATATTATATCTTGCAAAATATTTTCTTGAAAGTCCAGTATAATATTTTTCAATATTATCGTAATTTGGGATTTTGAGATTGAAATTTTTCCAAACAAGGTATGGTACGCCGTCAATAAATATATTCATATCAATGGCGGCACCATGTTCATGCCAACTATCTTTTGCTGCCAGAGAATTTCCTGATGCTCTAAGTCGCCTTTGTCTCTCACTATCTCTCACACCGCTTATAATTTTTATGTCGAATTTCTTACCACCCACATCTTGATTTTCAAGAACAAGGTCTCTTACCGCTCTCGCAACTCTATCTCTTACGATAGGATGAAGCCCTTTTATATAAGCAGCATTACCAGAAGCAAAAGCACTTTTACTGAAAAATTCTTCTGGATAAATGCTATTTTCATGAATGTATTGGCCAGCTTTCCCAATTAAAATCTCTTTTTTGGCAATAGGTCTACCTCCCAAATTACTATCCAATACATTACCAGCAGCACCTCTAGTAAGGTCTGCTATTTTTTTGGGTGCTTGTTTAACTTTTCCCCCAGCATTTTCTACCACTTTATCAGTTTCTTCATCCCGCCTTCTCTGTGCAGTAGAAACACTTCTTGCTGTTGCCGCTCTTACTTCATTAGGGTTGGCATTTGGATTGTTTCTTGAACTACTACTCGCAATTGCCGCTGTCATGGCTTTTACAATTTTTTGATTTTCAGTAGAAATAACACCTTTCGCTTCGTTTAATTGTCCATTCAGAGCAGTTTGCACTTTCGCAAGTGATCGAATAGAAACTTCTGGCGCTGCTTTTGGGAGACCCTCAAGACCATCTTGATAGTTTTTAATTTTAACTTCGTTTACCATTGCATTATGCTTTAAACAAGCCTCAATAGAGTCCTTGAAACCAATCAACTCTTCTTGCACATCCTCTAGAATTTTTTCAATGGAAGATTCAAATGCGTCTGCAATTGCCTTTGCTTCTGCTTCAATACCTTCGAAAAAACTAGTCAAATCGATTGATTCAATATCAGCTTGAATAGATAATGCTAATGCTTCCGCACCACTTATCAATGCTTCTACGTCAGTTGCTATTGCGGATACTACATCTTCAGCCGCTGATTCTATTTGATTGATTATATCATCAAATTTTAAATCTGCTAATTGTTCAAATTGTTCTTCAACAACTTTAACAGCATCTTCTACGCTCTTTGCCAAATCTTTTATATATTCAGATATTGGTTGAAATATATTATCTAAGTCTATTTCATTGCCTATGTCAGTAACAAGATTTTCTAATGCTAACAGAGCATCGCAACCACCATTTAATGTTGCATTGAATCCCATCATACTGCTTTGAAAATCAGTCAAAGAGGCAACGTCAAGCCCAAAAGTTTCTACTGAAAACGTATCTGGATTGATACCAGATTGAAACAGAATAGCAGATATATCTTGATTAGATGCCTTTGATAATGAATCAGATAGTACAGATAGACTACTTGCTTCATTAACAGGAAGATTCTTTATCGTAGTTTGCATTTTTTCCTTTAGAGTAGACATTTTGTCTAAAGGAAACGCTGTTGTTTGAACAATAGCTTTAAATTTATCTAAAGCAGACTCAGTTTGGCCCGTACCCAGATTATTAACAAGTTCGCTTGTCTGTAAAAATTCCATATATTGTGAAATTAAACCGTCTGACATATCTTATGCTCCTTCATCAACATCAGAATGACCCGTGTCCGGTGGGTCAATAATTGATGAGTATGTTTCTTCATCATATACAGTTTCGAATGGGAACTTTCGGTCAATAGGCTTACCAAGACCTGTTCGTATTGTATCTTTAGAATGCTGTGCCTTACCAGATGGGCTAACAAAATCTGTTAGCGTACCTCTCACATATACTGTATATCCTGGATCAACTTCAACTGCTCCACTGGTATTCAAATCAATCTTAGTACCATCAATAGCGATGTTATCAGCAGACTTAATATTATATTTACCCGTTGTGTTGAAATATGTGTTACCACCATTTTCAATTCTCACATCTGTATTTGCATATGCAGAAATAAATCCTGTGTTGGCATAGATATGAATATTACCTACTTCTGATTGCGAAACGATGTGCTGTCTAGCAAATAGGTTATAACTATCAAGATATGCTTCTTGTTTTATAGAAGAACTCTTCTGTGAGAAAATATCGCCAGAATTCATATAGATGCCACCACCAACATTCAATCTATAATCGCCATGCACATTCGTTGTCATTGTACCATCGACTGTTAAGTTACAATCAGATTCAACTTTAATATTAGACGTGCCTCTGATAGTAACATCAGAGGCTCCCTTTATCAATACTTTGCCGTTTCTCTCAATGATTGTTACACCATCACCAACAATCTTGTTTGTTTGTGTGCCAGTAGGCCCAACTTCAAGGTATGTACCTTTTCTATGTCGAATATTTATTCTTTCAGATGCCGGTGAGTCATCCATTTCAAACACATGACCAGATTCTGTTTCTTGTACTTTATTATATGGATATTGAGCATTGTATGGTGGCTTGGGTTCAATATCTTCTAGTGTAACATGTTGAACAGCCAAATGAGTTTCTCCTGGCTCTTCCCCTCTTGCAAGTCTATTCACATCTGGATTGTATGCATCATCAGGTTTAGGATTGATATCGCTCTTACCATTGAATCCCTGAGTAGAATTATGAAATGTTGTAGGCATACCAGGCATCACACCAAGAACCATTGGATGTTGAGCATCGTCGCCATCTAGAAAGAATCCAAATACCCACGACCCTTCAATCGGTGGTTTATAGTTAAAGTCATACGAACCAATAACAGGTATTGCCCAAGGTAGAGTTTCTGTAGGCACATCTTCTTTGCTATCTGGGTGAATGTCAAAGCAGCGAATACGAAGACGACCCATCTTTCTTGGGTCTCTACGGTCTTCTACGACGCCCATAAACCATAATAAATTTCTAAAACCATTTTCAGCCATTATCCCTCAAACTCCGATGTCAATTCAGCAATTGTTGAAACCCCGGAATTATCTCCATGAGCCAAATCTTTTGATAATTTTAATTTACATTTGTATGTTTTATCAATTTCAATAGTATGATCAATAGAATTAACTAACCAATATCCAGAAAAACTTTTATTTAGTTCTGGTTGTTTACTACTAGAT